TACAAAAAGATAGAGCAAGCCCACAGCACTCAGCGGCCCTGCATCGTCCACTTCATTGCGAAAGTGCCACAGCAGCCCAGCAAAAAAGAGCTTTGCAGCAAGCGTGCCTGGCAGCACGCCAGCGGCTCCAAACAGCTTTTTCATGATGGGGTTTTCTTCGCTGCCACCCTTGCGCAAAGCGATGACAGTGGTGATCCCGTCAAGCACTTGCAGGACGATCAGGGCATAGATGACGTGTAGCGGGTTCATTCAGTATCTCCTTGTGCCATGGTCAAACTCATTCGTGCCAAGGCCTCCCACGGCCCCAACTCCGTCACGTCGATAGCGTCAAAAAGCGCGGCGATGGTACCGGGCGGCAGCGTGATGCCAGCTTGTGCGTCTGGCGTTCTTCGACGACGGCCAGCTTGGTCACCGCCGCAGCGAGCTGCGTGATGCCCTCTTTCATGTCCACGATATCGAGGCCAAGATGCTCTATTTTTGTCGCCAGGACTTGCATGTGTTTGGAGTCGTTGGGAATCTCGATCATCGGGCGGCCTTTATGGTTTGGTATTCAGGGGGGAGTTGTTTGCCCAGGCGCTCGGCTTCGTAAGACTTCCAGCAATGCTCACGCTCCAGCGTAACCAGACTAAACAAGAACTGATCCAGGGAGATCAGTAGATTCAGTAAGCGGGTAGTCATGGCCAAACCAACACAGGAAGTTCTGATTCAATAGCAGAGAAGCCAGAAGTAATAGGCCGAGTACCTGCATTCACTTCATCAAGAATTGAATACAACTTGGCCCAGGTAGCATCCCGAGCTTCAACCGCGTACTGACCCTCGGTGGCAAACTTTGGCACCGTACTGGTTGCGTAGGTGCAGAGCGATAGGATGCCGTCGTAGTTGCGGGTGCGGGCGAAGTCATCGAGGCGTTGCTGTGTTGCTGCCACGATGGCCTGTTGCAGCTTGGCTGTGTCTGCTTGCAATTCCTCCGCAGTCTTAGGACGTGCTGTCCATGCGGTTTCCCAGCGTTGCTTGTCAGCGTTGTAAGTGCAGCCATTCGGCTCTGCGACTTCAGAGGCTGGGTCGAACTGATAGCCCGTGCTGACCACGGGAACCATGCCAAAGCCTGCCAGCGTCTCGGGTGTCATGGATGCAGGGAAGCTGGTCTGCGGGTTGTCTTGCTTTAGTTGATCGACGGTGTACGGGAACTGGATCACTGCCCCGTTTTGAATGAGTGCGTACATTGTGAAAACTCCTTAACTCAAGGAACGGGTTGGTTTGATGGAGAGCAGGATGCCTGCGACGTTTGTCGTTGAGCCTGTACTCATCGACCGAGTTCCTGTCGGGCCTTTGGCTACAGTCTGGTCGCAGACGATGTAGCTTGGTGATGTGCCATCGGCATCAGTAACACGCGCTGTCATGCTGGTGGGGGTGCCGAGGGTGATTGATGCCGCGCCCCTTGCCCCGGCTGCAATGAGGATTGACTGGCTTTCGCTTGGGCTGATGCTTGGCAGGATCAGCGGGTTGGTGCCGGTGGTGAAACTGCCGATGGTGTCGTATGCGGCGTAACGATAGGTGAGGATGGTGCCACTGAGAATTTTTCCCGAAGATGCAGTGAATGTGTAGTTGCTGGGTTCTGCTGGTCCTGCCACTTTATAAGCAACTCGCAGAGAAGGGGTTGATGACCCTTGGTCTGCCAACTCAACCCAATCTAAATCACCGCTCCACCCAGTGATCGACCCGTCGGTAGCCATCACCGCTACCATCAAATCGCCTTCAACTGTCCCTGTCGGCTTATTTATCGTCAGTGTTGTTGCGGAAGAACCATTCTGCGTACTCGCACTCGCCACAAACACAGGCGCAACGGTGGGTTCGTTGGTGATTTGGAAAAGAATTCCGCTGCCGGAAGTTGAACTGCTCCAAGTGATTGTCTTGTCTCCAGTAGCTGCGGACTCTTGTGGACTCAATTCATAAACAACTAGCGAAGGTGCTGACGAGTTGTGGTAAACGCGCTGCGTCATTCCGATGGGAGCGGAACTTACGGTTCCTGCACTCTTAAACGCATAGGCTGCAAACAGCACACCCCGATAGCTTGGTGTGATGGAAGGGGCTGCAAAAGTTGCAGCGTTGCCGGCAACGTAGGAGCCTACCGTGTTAACTCTTGTGGCGTTTCGGCACACCAAAATGGCGATGGTGCTATTAGATGACCCCGACCATGTGAACGTATAGTTGCCAGACTCTGCGCCGGCAACCTTGCAGGCGACAAAGATGGATATTGGTGTTTGAACTGCTGATGTCTCTACGAAGCCGGCTGGGTAGCTTGAAATTACTCGGCCGGAAGAGTCAGCGCTACCGAAAGCAATCAGAAAATCACCGTCTTGTATTCCTGCGGGTGCTGTGACGGTATTGGTGTTGCTAGTGCTAACTATATTAACACTGCTCGACACAAACTCAGGCAGCGGTAATGCAGACAGAGAAGCAGCCCTCAACTTATCAGCCAACATATTCGCTCCTTATTTCATAAATCACTTTCATCACGCATCTCCAACACGAGCACCGTAGATCGTCGTGCCGACTTTCCACAACTGGATTGCTGTGTAGCCACTGGTGTTGAGGGTCGGTGCAGAGCCGCCATCTGTTTTCCACGTCACGGCCACCGAAGTCCAAGTGATCGTGTATGCAGTGCCATCGTCAATCATCAGCGTCATGCTCTGCCCACTGCCCCATGTATCTGCCGTGGGCGTGGAGTTGCCAGTCAAAGTCCATGTCTGGATGCTGCCGTTCGCGGGCGACAAGTCGGGTTCGGTGCCGGTGACGGCGAAAACCTCTTCCGTGTAGCCGTCGTTGAATATGGGGGAGGTCAACGTCTTGTTGGTGAGCGTCTGCGCACCCGTCAATGTCACATCGCCATAGGTCGCGGTATCCAGCGTCCAAGTATCCTCAGCGGTCTTCTTCAGCAAACCAGTCGTACCAGCAAGTGCAGCAATGGCCGTTAGGTCAGCATCCAGCGGTTGCTTGGTATTCAGCGCAGTCTGCGTAGCCGTACTGACAGGCTTATCTACATCGGCGGTGTTATCCACGCTACCAAGCCCAACATCCGATTTCTCAAGAATAACTACACCAGTCTTACCTGCAACACTCTGCACCGGGGCGGCGGCTGCTGCCTCGGCGGCGGTGGTGTACTGCGTGTGCGGGTCTGCCAGCGCGACGTGCGCAGAGACTGCGGCGGCGGCAGCGCCGGCGGCTTCTTTGGCATCCAGGGCTGGCTGCAGGCCAGCGACATCTGCGATGGCGTGGCCATGGGCGGACGGCGGGTAGTCTGCAGGCTTGCCCGTAACACCGGCCCACGGCGCCGTATCTGCGGCCACTGCGGCCCATACTTTTCCGTCACCGTCGGCGTCATAGCGGGACGCCAGCATGTCGCCGCGCTGCACCCACTGCGCGGGGTCTGCAGACACCAGCATCCATTCGCTGTTGTCGTCTTGCTGCCAGCAGTATTTGCCCACGTCCTCGGCCGACACGGCGATGGCCGCGCGTGCTGCGGCATTGGCAGCGCGCCAGTTGTGGGGCGCGTGAATTTCACCTGCAGGGATTTTTACGTGTTCCATTTTTCAAGTCACCTTCACATATTCGCCATTCACCATCACGGGCTCGCCGTCCACCGTGACAGAGCCGACTGGCGGGCCGCTCGGGAACCACGCTTGCATCTGTGCGTAGCTGGCGCGCGCCCATTGCCCGCTCTGTTGCACCAGGAACTCCGCAGGCACGGCGGATGTGGCGGCGGGCAGGCCTGCAATGTCAAACGGCGGCACCGCACCAGCAGCGCCGCCGGCGCCGCCCATGCCACCAGGGCCACGGTCGCCGCGCGCACCCTTGGGGCCGCGCAAATCCACCAGCTCGCCCCACTTTCCACCGGGCTTTTCAAAGCGCAGCTTGGTGCCCTGCCATTCGTGGTCTGGCATGGGGCCGGTGTCGCCTTTGTCGCCTTTGCCGCCCTTTGCGCCGCGCGGGCCTGGCGCGCCTTGGGGGCCGGCTTCGCCCTGCGCTCCGGGCGCACCGTCTTGTCCGTTGCGTCCGTCTTTGCCGTCAACACCTGGGGCACCATCAATGCCGTGGCGCCCGTCCTGTCCGTCGATGCCGTCGCGGCCATCACGCCCGTCTTTGCCGTCTGCGCCCTGCTCGCCTTGCGGTCCGGGCTGGCGCGCCAGCGTCTCGAAGCGCGCGCGCAGGTCGTGCTGGCCTTGGGTCAGCAGCGCGATCAGGTCGAGGTCGTTATTGCGCATCGCCAGCAAACGACAGCGATTTGACAATGCGCTCGGTCAGGGCCAGGCGCTGGCGGTCAAGGTCTGATGTGTCTTTTGGTTCGCGCTGCAGGGCCGCCACTTGCGCCGCGATCAGCGTCGATTCTTCGGCGTCGTCTGGCGTACCCGTATCCGGCATGGCCGCGTTGTGCGGGATGCTATTGGCGTCCTTTTCGCGCAGCCAGCGGGCCTGTTGTTCCAGTACGTCGATGGGGTTGCCGCCACGCTTGCGGATGATCTCGGGGCCGCTGGCGTAGGCGCGGTCTTCCAGCATGCCCCAGGCCTCGGCTTCTTTGCGCGGGTCAATCCACGGCATCGCTGGGGGCATGTAGGTGGCGTCGTCCAGCGTCTCTGGCGCAATGCCAGCGGGCACGCGCAAGGTGCCAGATGCCACGGCGGCGGCGATGAACTGCTCGTACACGGGCCGCACAATGCGCCCGATGAATTCATTGGCCAGCGTGGCGTAGATGGCATAGCCCTCGACAAGCTCCTGGCGCTGGGCGCTGTAGGTGCCGTCATATGTGCGGGCAATGCTCGAAAACGTGGGGCCGGCTCCTGCGGCAATGGCCTTCATCTGGCCGCTGCGGTAGGTTTCGAGGTTCGGGTTCGGGCGGTTGGTGTCGATCATCCCGATTTCTTCGCCGGGTGCCAGGTCGTCAAACACCATGCCGGGGCGGAACTTCATCTGGCGCGGGGTGGCGTCGGGGTTCTCCGCGTACAGGTCAGGCGAGCCTTTTTTGATGTAAGCCGCCATGCTCGCTGCGATCTTCGCCGCGATGCGTTCGCTTTCTTCGTAGTCTTTGAGGTCGTCAAAGCGGTTCAGCACCGATGCAAACACGCTAACACCGCGCAATTGCCGGATGCGGTGGGTGTTTTTGAGGTGCAACATGCGCTCTGCCGGTACGCGCTTGGTCTGGCCTGCGCCGGTCAGCAGGGAGCCTGATTCGAGCGGGTTGGCTTTGTAAACGTGGTAGCCGGTGGGCGCGCCCCAGGCGTTGATCTCGATGCCTTGCACTACCTGCGCCGGGGCTGTGGCCTGCATTTCCATGGGCACGAAATCGGCCTCGAGCAACTCAATCGAAAACGGCACGCGGGTGCCATGCTGCAGGGATGGGATTTGCCCGGACACCAATTGCCCGAACACCTCGCCATCGCGCAGCCAGCTGCGGCACAGCAGGCGCTGGGCGCTGGGCCAGTCGTGCTGCTTGGTCACCTCAGGGGCGCGGCACCAGTCTTTCCAAAGATCGAGAATCTGCCGAGCCAACACATCGTCAATCGTGCCGTCTGCCTTGCGCGGTTGAGGCTCAATGCCGATGCCCTGCGGCCCCACGACATTGGCCACAAGGGTATTGAGCACACCCAGCGCCAGGTCGTAGTTTTGTTCCAGGTGCCGGGCCGTTTGGCGCAGCGTGGCCCCGGCGCGCAAGATGGCGTCATTGCCGCTGCCGGTTTCGCGCCGGCCTTTGCGCAACGTGCCGGGCTTGGCCGCCTCGTAGTAACTGAGCACCTTGCGCGCATGGGCACGTTGCAGCGCGGCACGGGGGGAAAAGTAGGCCACCAGGCCGTCTACAAAATTGCCCATGGCGTCAGTCCGAAAAGTCGGCCAGCTGGTGGCGCGGGTAAGGGCGTTGCGTGGTGCTGGCTGCGGCCAGCGATGCCGTGATGACGGCGCGCGCCTGCAATAGCTCGGCCATGCTGCGCAGCGTGACGAGCTTGCCGTCTGCGGTGCGCACGGTCAGTTCGCCCGAGGCGATGGCGGAATCAATCGCCGCGAGGTCTTGGGGGGTGAATGCCATGCGGCAAGCATGGCGCGGGGCGCGTGCAAAGCCTTCAAAACGGCTGCACGGAATGTGGGCTAGGCGGGCTTGTACTTGTAGACGAGGTAGTCGGTGCGCCCTGGGTGCTTTTCGTCGAAGCGGTCGAAAACGTAGATGTACTGTTTGCCCTTGTGGGTCACGATGACAGGCGGCCTGACCCCACCGGTGAACGTATCCAGTGGCTGCGATTGCTCGCCGCTGACAACTGCGTCCTTCAAATACACATTGCCAACCCCCCATTGGACCGGGGGGCTCACGTTCGTGTTATAAAGCATCGCGGAAAACAACTCCACAGTCCACGTCGCCGTTGTCACCATGGCCGTTGCGTAGTCGTACACAATTCGCTCACGCGACCCCTCGCCGCCTCCGAATGTGAAAAGGTTGTCGTAGGTCTGAACCAGCGCTGGCCCAACGTCCACCGTGTATTCTTGGACTGTGCTTTGCCCATTGGCAGCGCTGTCGAAACCACTGTTTCTGATGCCCCAAAAGTACGTGCGCAACTCGCGCTTCGTCACGATTTTGTCGCGGTAGTAATACTCCGGCTGATTCGGTCCCACTAGCTGCCAAACCTGGTATGTGTCATTGAAACTCGCAGACACAAACATAGTGCTGCCTATCACGAAACCTTGATCCACCCCGTCCGAATTCGGCGTGATGTACATCTGCACAATCACTTCTGGCAAACACGGCTTCGGGTTGTCCACAAACCCAACCACCTGAGGCTGCGCCCAGTCCATTCCGTTGAACCGCACCACGCACGCGTCACCAACTGCAAATGCCGAGGCGTGGCAGGTCATGTAAACCACGGGCACATTCGCCAGCGCTGTCATTTTGTTGATGTCCAGCCCTGCAGCAGATGACTGCGCCGCGTCCAGCGTCACACTCGCGGTGTTGTTGCTGGTATTGAGCGCTGTGATCACTCCGCTGCGATAAGTCGGCTTGAATTTCTGCCAGCCAGGCAAGATGGCGGCGTTGAAAAACACCTGCTCGGGGCTCTGCACTTCACGCGCCACCAGCTTGCCGTCCACGGTGTTGCCAGCGGGGGCGCCGGGCTTGATCAGCACGATCTGGTTTTCGCCGGGGATTTCCATCGTCGCCACTTCGCCGCTGCCGTTCTCGGTGTAGTCGGCGCACCAGGCTTGCAGGGTGCTTTCAAGCTGCAAGCCATCCCAGTAGGCTTTGTCTTTTTGCAGCTTCGTTTGCTCGTCCACCAGCGCATCCAGGGCCAGTTGCAGCGGGGCGGTTTTCTTCTTCGCCTCCACCAGCGCGGTGGCGGCTTTGGTCTGTTCTGACAGCGCCTCTTTGGCGGCATCCTGCGCGGCTGTGTAGGCGGCCTCTGCGGCGGTCAGCGCGTCCTGCGCGGCCTTTCTTTCTTCGGGCGTGGCCGTGGCCGAGGCGGCCAAATTCTCGACCGCATCCATTGCGCTGCTCACGTCTTCGAAAGCCTTGGGGATGGCTTGCGTGGCGGCGATGTAATCGTTGGTGGCTTTTTGCGCGGCGGTCTTTTTCTCGGCCTCTGCGGCCTTGGCTGCATCCAGCTTGGTCTGCGCTTCGGTGATTTTCGTCGCCAGCTCGGTCAGGTGCTGGGCAATTGCCGCCACAGTCGCATCGCGCGTGGCCGTGCCGTAATCCATCTTGATGGTGTAGTTGCCCTTGTCACCCCCGCCCACAATCGTTGCCTTGCCCATGATCAGCTCCCCACGTCCATATAGCCGTCAAACCCGCTCGGTGCGTAGTAGTTGATGTATGACACGATGAAGGGCACACCGTTCACAAAGGCCCGGTGGCCGGGGCGCAGCAGCCAGTCCACGGCGCAGCGCGCGCGCAGATTGCTGGCGCCGCTGGAGACGGAGCGGATGCCCGTCAAGGCGCGGTCGTACACGGCGGGCGGGTTGTCATTGGCGGCGAAGGCATCGCTGTACCCGCTCAGCGTGCAGGTGTGGCGCTGCGGCCCCCGGTCAAACAGCGCCTGCTCTGCGGGGGCGCGGGCCATTTCTTGCTCTAGGGCCATGCCGCTGGGCAGCACCGCGCGGCGCGAAATGACGAACTCGGTGGCCGTATTGATGGCGCTGGCCCACATCGTGACGGCAGGTATGACGCATTGCACGTAGTTGCTTGAGCCGGTTTGAAGTGTGGCCTGCCAGCTGCTGATCGGGATACGCACGCTGCCCGTGGGCGTGATCAGGTCCATCACGTACAGCGTGACGGCATCGCCAAGCTGGCCGGTGAAGTCGTTGTAAAGCAGCGCGGACGGGAGCCCCAGCGGGCCGGGTGCTGCGGCATGGCCAACGTATGCGACAAGCCGCGCAAGCACCGCAGGGCCGCCCAGGGGCGATGCAG